CTAGACGCATCGACTAAATCCCCAGAGACATACGTTAAAACTAAAGTAGTTGGGTGATTAATCGTATTATTATTGTGACAATCAAATTCTATGCTAGTAATTTTAAAGCGATGAACATCATAATTGGCAATATCAAATTCACCCGACCGACCACTTGAGTCGGTTCCAAAGACCCATGTTCCAAAAGCACTTGATGTGGTCGGATAACCAAATATACCAACATCGTTTTCACCGTAATTTTTAATATCATCATGCCCTAAACTACCTCCAACATTTAGAACGATAAGAGACGTAGTTGTTCCTGTTGTATCTTTATTGCCCGAACCATCGTGTATGAAAAAATCAGACATACCAAATCGCACGCCAACTTTTTCTAATTTCTGATCGGTATTCAAATACTGCCATGTTTCGCTTGAAATTGAATCAACTCCCGAATATTTAAAGTATTTATTATCATAATCCGGTTTGTTTTCAGTGATTTTAAGAACATTTGTACCATTCGTGTTATTAGAAATATCTGAACTGAATAGGTCATTAATAGGAATTGTGTCACCAGATATGCTCTCAATTATATAGTTTTTTTTTGTTACAAGGGTTTGGTCACCCGTTTTAAAAGTATCAATTGAGAAAGAGTTCCCTTTTGCCAATGCAGGAGCATTTACAACATTTCCCAATGAATTTCTATATTGGCTATTATAATATTTATATATACCAGCACTCGCTCCACCAACAATAGTGATAACATCCGATTCTGAATCAATATTTGTGATTTTTAATGCATTTTGAAAAGCAACAAACGTTAAACTAGCTGAAGAATCCATAATTGTGTAAAGATTGTTGGGCGCAAAACTAAAGGTTCCTTGTCTTACATTAGACGGGTTCCATTCACCAGCATTTTCTCTCTTATAAAACAGAGCCCCACTCCCAGAATTTTGCCCTGCTGCCATATTACTGCCAGAGTTATCGATGTCAATAGATATGGGTTGTTTTGATGCAACAAATAAACTATCGAGACTATTGTTCAATAATTGCTGTGAATTTGGAGCAAATGTTAGCATTATATATATATATAACGATATGTATATATATCAAAAAAATCAAAAAGTATAAATTCATCGCCAATTATTTTAGTCCTAATTTTTGTTTTACATCATCAATGCTGACAAATTCATAAATCGGCACACCATACTTTAGTGCTGTTGTATATTTAATACTTGAATATGGTAATTTTGGAATATGTAATGCCGCAGTGGTTGTTTTTACAGAACTGTCAATAAGAATACCATTCGACTTAAGAAGTTTAACTAAGTCAGATTTGTTTTTCTTGTCATTTAACCCAGAAATAGCATGAGCCACTTCTCCGGCGTTAGCATGAGCCACTTCTCCGGCGTTAGCATGAGCCACTTCTCGTTTATGTTCCAACCCATTCTTTTTCAACCATTCAAGAAAGATTGGTATTCTCTCTACAAATCCTTCACATGTTGTTTTCGCAAAGCCCTTCAGTTTAATACATTTTGCAATTTTAACATCAGTCGATTCAGTACTACTCATCACGTCAGGATATTCTTTCATTATCAATTTTATCTTCTCTGGTCCAAGTCCTCTACCAAGCATATTGCTTGCAATCATTATTTCGTAAGGTTTCGCTTTTTCAATAGCGTCGACAAGTCCAGTTTGCAATTTTACAGCCACACTCGCACCAATACCATCAATCTGTTTAAGTTCATGAATAGACATGTCACGAATCTTGCCAATGGAATTATAACCAGCGTCAACAATTTTTCTAACAGTGGTTTTTCCAATACCACTAACATTCAGGTCTGCAATAAATTTCGTAATTAGTTCTGTAACAACGACGACATTTTCATCAGGATTTACAAGAACAATATCAACACCACTTTCATTCCAAACATATGAATTTTTATCAGGTGGCATCAATGTTACCTTTGCATGTGTCAAAATAGATTTGATATATGGGATTACATCACCACTCTTAATAATTTCAACACGACTTCCAACACCAATCTTATTATCACGAATATATGCAGCATTAAATCCAGTTGTAAAACTAATGGTAGAGCCACCAATTACAACCGGATTAATTGCAATTTTCGGTTTAAGATATCCATCTTTGCTTGGGTTCCACTCTACACCACTAACGAATGTTTCCACAAATTGATCATCAAGAATCATTTTAAATGCGAAAGCATGGTCTGGATTTTTAACATTACTAGCACTATTGCCAGACTTAGTCATAATATTTGCAGTAACAATAACACCATCAATTTCATATTGATAATCAGAACGCCACGTTTTCAATAAAACAGATAGCTCTTCCATAGTGGTAGATGGTACAACTTCAGTCATGATGGGAGTGTCAATACCATTTATTTTTGTAAACATATAACTTTGTCGTTCTGGATCAAGTCGTGGGAAGACAACTTCATAACAGATAAATGAAAGGTCTTTAAACTTAGCAATTGTTTCGGGACTATCAAGGTTCTTACTTTGATTTACGATACCGGATACAAGATTTCTTGCATTAGCAAATGTGTCAGAATATTTGTTTTGAAACGTAGATTTCTTCATAATAAGTTCTCCGCGAAGAGTTACATTTTCACCAAGCATAGATTGTAATTGACTAAGATAAGGAATAATATGTGAAATATCTTGTCCAATTTTGCCATTGCCTCTGGTGAATAATTTACGTTGTCCATTTTCATTATAGAACATACCACTAACACCATCCATTTTTGATGTAATAATATAGTTATCTGGTTTACCAGGAATACCAGGATACTTTGCAAACCAATTATCAATCAGTTTCTGTGTTTTGAATTTGTTCATAGAAGGCATTTTATATGGCAACTCAACTTTCCCTTCACCTGCATCAGCACCAATAGGCATTTCATAATCAGGATATTTTTCGACCATGTAGTCATTAAGTACATCATATTGGTCGTCATCAATAACTGGTTCATGATTAAAATACATATCATTCGCATGAAGAAGCATACTCGCAATTTGTTCTTTTGAAATTGAATCTAAGAATACAGTACCTTGTTGTACAAAATCATTAAGCAAAATATCGGGAGATATGTCAGGGATTGCCTTCTTGGCTTTTTTTGCAGCACCAGCACCCGCACCAGCACCCGCATCCTTAGTATTTTTCTTTACTTTCTTAGCTTTTTTTGTAGCACCCGCAACAGCCTTAGTATTTTTCTTTACTTTCTTTGGGGATTCAGGGGTCAGTTGTCCTTGATTAATCAATTTAACCGCAAAACCGTTTATTCTCTCTTCTGGCGATTTATATTTCATACCAAGAAATGCAAATATATCCTTTTCGATATGAAAGTCAACATCTATTGCGGCACCATCTTTAACGATAGTGAATCCGTGTTCATTCAATGAATAACCCAGTGATAAAGCTCTGGCTCTCATTGCAGTATTGAAGTATTTGCTTCCTGTGAAATAAAGCAGAGCAAATGCAAATTCATTTGGGGGTGAATATAGAAAGTCAATCCGGCGAAATGTATCATAACCAGGGACCTTCCCAATAACCAAACATTTAACAACACCATCAGTAAGTCGTTCAACAATAATTCCATTATCTTGAAACTGTGTCAGCATTTTTTTGAAGAGGGATGCCTCCCCAGTGACAATGATATCAATATCGCCAGATGTAACAAGACCCCGTCGAAAACTCCCGGTGATTTCATATTTAAGACCGATTGGAATAATACCATTAGAGAGAATATATTCATTTAATGATTCAATCTCTTGTCTCGGAATTCTTTTTATAACATCTTCATAATATTTAAGACCGATAGCCTGCTTCTTATTAAGAAGTTTAGGATTTTGTGCATGTGCTTTTCGAAGTCCATCAATATCGGTGATGCCTTTTTCAATGAGCTTCTTAATCGACGCTTCACCAAGTCCATATACCTTATTCAAAATAATGAAAGCATTCACAGATTTGTCAGCCTTTAAATCCTCTAAATATTGAATCTTACCAGTGTTCAAAAACTGAGTCAAATGATTGATAGTACTTTTTCCGATATTAGGAATATTTTTCAAGTCATCACTCTGCACAATAATCGTATTATGTGCAATCAATGCATCAAGAGCTTTCTCAAAAGCACGTTTTTTAAAAGCTCCACCCCCAGTGACACCAACATAAAAGACAAGTTCTTCCATAATAGAAATTAACTCTTTATTCATCGTGTCTGTCATATAGTATACATACCCATTTAATCATTAAATAATCAATTTAATTATATTAGAATAATATAGATATATGTTACAATTAAAGCATCATTATAGTGACCGAGACGGCATAATACAGGATAACAACACAACTCAATATTACAATGATGGTGAAAATATAGTAATTAAAATCCTAAACAAATTTGGCATACCACATGAAGAACTAGTGCCATTAGGACATATTTCTGATTTTCAACCCTATATAGAAGGCAGTCAAAACAACACAAGTATATTTGATAGATTGAATCGTGATTTTAACATGCAACCAGAAGAAGTACGAAACCCATTTATAATATCTTCAAGATTTCCAGAACCAATAGCAGTGTCTAGTCATTTACTAATGCCATACGAAACACCCCAAGAATCACTGCCCTCATCACCACCACCAAAAGCTGTTCAAAATAAGAAGATGCGTCGCACCATACGCCATAGACATCCAGGGAATAAAACTCCACATAAGAAAAACAAGTCACCTGAACGAAAAGTGAAACTTAAACAAACGCGACGGAATGACAGACCATATGGCAATAAAATCAAACAAATAAAATCACATAGCAAATAAAATTGACATAAAAAAACCCTATCAACATTATAGTATAAGGATGCCCCGAACTCGTTCCCAGGTCAATAAACAAGTTCACAAAGAAATCAATTTGCCGATTGCAAAGATGGTGAATGTTAAGAATAACCAGCTTTACCCAACCGCGATGGCAATTCCACAATCGGTCACCTTCCCCGAACCGGTGAGTCACAATACAGTGCCCACATTGCCAGTTCCCACATTGCCAGTGCCCACATTGCCATTGTCCACATTGCCAGTGCCCGTGCCCACAGTGCCAGTGCACGATAAACATTATCTTGCAAACATAAATCGTCACACCCGAGACGATATTGCATCAACTATTACGTTACCAAATGTAGGAACCGTTTATGGAATGTACCATAATAAGCGGGGGTTTATTTCACCGAGCAAGTTCATACATCATTTTGCAGCACCATTTGATGCTGATGCTATAATCGCCAAAATCATTGCGTCAAATAATCCCAGATATGAAGGTATGACACCGGCCGAAATCAAGTTCAAATGGGATAGAGACAGCAAACAAGCATGTGCAGACGGCACAAAAATGCATAATGCAATAGAGTTGTATTATAATCAAGTTCCAGGTGTCAAAAAACCTTCTGCATGGGAAGGTTTGGAAGACGAATGCAGTCAATTTGATGAATTTATTGCATTCCAAGAGGCGTCAGGACTCGTACCATTCCGGACAGAATGGCAAGTCTATAACGAAGATACACGTCTTGCAGGATTCATCGACATGTTGTTTAAAAATAACAATGGTGGATATGAGATTTATGATTGGAAGCGCGTGAAAGAAATAAAGAAATCCGGATACTCCCAGCTAAGACATAGTGCATTGTGTCATCTGGGAGATTGTAATTATTGGCATTATACCATTCAATTGAATCTGTACAAGCACATCTTAGAGAATAAATATGATATGCGAATTGATGGCATGTATCTGGTAGAATTTTATCCCGGTAAAAAACTACAACGCCATCAATGTCCATCATTGGAAACAGAGTTAAACGAAGTATTTGACTCGTTCAAAACCTGAAGAATCCCTGAGCACATACATTTTTTATGGATGTTTATTACATCCCCACATCCTTTCCACAACTTATATATATAAATAACACAATATAAATAGACAATAATATTATGTTATAATATGTGGTTTGAATTTTACAAATTTTTATCAGGG